AAAGAAAGAAAAGTGATTTCTATGAAACACCATATTCTATCACACAACAAATATTAGTTGAAGAAACTTTAACAGGAACTATATTAGAACCTGCGTGTGGTAATGGGGCAATATTAAATCTATTACCAAAAGATTCTGTGGGATATGATAAAGAGGTAGATTTTTTAACTGAAACAAAACAATATAATACAATCATTACCAATCCACCATTTAGTATTGCTTATCAATTTATTCAAAAGGCAAAAGAAATTGCTACAGATAAAATCATAATGTTATTACCCCTATCTTATTTACACGGAAAAAAAAGATACGATGGAATATGGACTGACAAAACTTTCCCACTCAAGTCAGTTTATGTTTTCACTCGCTACCCTATGTTAGGTGAAGAATTAAGAGAAGATGGAAAATATAATACAGGTATGATGGTTTATGCTTGGTATGTATGGGAAAAAAATTATGATGGAAATCCAATCATTAAATGGATTGATAATAACGATAATGTAATTAAAAAATAAATAATATGGGCTGTAATTGCAAACAACAAGTGAAACAAGAGAAGATTGTACCTCAAGGTATAAGACCAATAGTAGTTCAGTCAGCATCAGAACCTGAACAATTAAATTATACAATCGAAGATGTGATAAGAATAAAAGATTATCTATCATCAACGAATAAACACGATTCAGAGAAACAATTTATCTCATTCATTTTGAATGTAAATTTTGGAGATGTGATTCCTGGTTACTGTGACCAGAACTGTTTAAGACACATTCAAAAGAGAGTAAAAGAAATGGAATCAAAGTTGAAAAATAATTAGAAATAATTTAGATTATGGCAAAGACAAACTATAACCCCAAATCAAAGGAGAATTTAAGACCAGCAAAGAAGGGTGATGTGAGAAATCCAAAGGGGGCACCAAAGAAATTACCAAAGTTAGATGAGTTACTTGCAGAGGTGTTGGGGGAAACTGAAGAAGGTAAAACTCAAGCACAAAGAATACTTGAAGCATTGGTAAGAAGAGCAAACACAGGAGATGTAAAGGCGTCAGCATTGTTATTGGAGAGAGGATACGGTAAAGTGAAAGAACAGATTGATATAACAACCAATGAAGAATCACTCAATAAACCATCAATACAAATTGAAATCATAACAACTAAACATGGCAAAGAAGGGGACGACAAATAGCACTAAAGTAGTTCTAAATTCAAAAAGAAAAGGAGTAGCAAAAAAATCTTATGGACCAAAAGACCAAAAACCAAAAGTTTACAAAGGACAGGGGAGGTAAAGGAATCGAGAAAAGAACACAGGAGTTTATCATCAAAGATTATGATAAGATAAACTTTGTTGCAGGTACGATGGATAGAAGTACATATAAGGGTTGTTTCCTTGAGGTTAAGGGACACTTCAAGTCAAAGACAGAGAATCATTATCAAATGATGAGGAAGGTCTTAAATCAATTAAGACATGGTATAGAAAGGAATATGGATAAAGAGTTCTTTAGAGACCAATTTATAACAACCAATAATATATCTGATTCCTTCACTGCAACAGGTTCATCATTTACAACAATGGAGTTTACTCTATTCCCCAAGAACAAGACCAACAAATTGGAACTAACAAATAAACTGAATGAAATCTGTGAGAAGGTTTACGATGAGGTAATCATCAACAACGACTACATGGAATTCAATAAATCCATACAAAGAGGAAAAGATGGGAAAATCTAAATTAAGAGGTGGGGCAAAAGAACACCGTAAGAGAGTAGCCGCAAGAAATGAAAACATGAAAGGTCTATGGCAGAGACAAGTCAATCTCGCATACGAGAAACATGAAGAGTGGAAGAAACAAAAAGAATTAGATGCAAATCAAAATCCAAACAACCAAAGTATTTCAGGACTTAATTTCACAACAAAATAGAATCTGTGTATTTCAAGGGTCATCGAGAGCATCCAAGACATACAACATATTAATCTATTGGGTGTACCGATTACTTCAAGAAGACAACAAGGTCCTATCAGTTGTTAGAAAAACATTACCAGCATTAAAGGGTTCAGTATTGAGAGACCTCAAACAAATCCTGATTGACTTTGGTGTATACGATGCAAACAAGTGGCATTCTGTTGATGGTTATTTTGAATTGGGGACAAACATTATTGAATGGTTTAGTGTGGATGATGAAACCAAACTACGAGGTAGAAAGCGTGATTACTTATTCATCAACGAAGCAACAGAAGTAACATACGATGAGTATATACAATTAGTATTAAGAACATCAGGTAGGATTGTATTGGACCTTAACCCCTCGTTATGGAAATCATGGATATATGATTTGGAAGGTAATGACGATGTATTCTATACGGTTGTAACCTACAAAGACAATCCATTCTTGGAACAATCCCTCATCAATGAAATCGAAGGTCTTAAAACAAAAGACCAGAATCTGTGGAGAGTATTTGGTGAAGGTCAGAAAGGTATTCCAACAAGAGTTGTATTCAATCATCAACAGATTTATGAGACCTTACCACCATCAGCAAAACTATTAGGATATGGAGTCGACATTGGATACAATGACCCCAACACATTGGTTAGAATTTATAAGGACGGAGATTCCATTTATTGTGAAGAATTATTGTATTTGAGGAGTACAACCATCTCTGACTTTATCTACAAAATTAAGGACCTTAAAATGAATCTGACAGATGATTTCATTGTGGACTCTGCAGCACCAATGGCAATACAAGAAATGGTTAGAGAGGGGATTAACGCAAAACCTGTAAAGAAGGACACCATCTTATCTGGTGTGGACCAAATCAAGAGGTCCAATTTCTTTGTGCATAAAGATTCAAAGAACCTATTGGATGAATTGAATTCTTATGTATGGAAGATTGATAAGAACGGAAACATATTGGACGAACCTGAAGATAAAAACAATCACCTGTTGGATGCAATCAGATATGTCTTACAGATGAAACAAATGAGAAACACTGGTGTCTATGTCATGTAGATGAGACACCCCAATAAAAGATATTTATACATAGAACATGAAGACAACATACATCGAACACAACGGTAAACAATACGAAGTAAAAGAGCCAACCATTGAGACATGGAAAAATGTCATGGTATTCAAAGATTTATTTGATGAAGAAGAAATGAATCTTAAAATGATTTCTGAAGTCACTGGTTTATCCATGAAAGAAATCAAACAAGCAGATGCGTTAGACATCAGAATTGCGGGGGATGCTCTATGGAGATATTTGAATCAAGAATCAAGAGAGTTATTCAGGTCCATCGAACACAAAGAAATTACATATACACTTGTTGATGTAAACAAAATATCGTTTGGTCAGTTTGTTGACATTGATACATTCATGAAAAAAGATGAATCGTATAAGATTGCAAACTTAAACGAACTCGCAGCCTATTTATACTGTGAAGAAGGACAGAACTATGGGGATTCAGACATCAAGAAAAGAATACAAGAGTTCAAAACTCTACCAGTGAAATACATTGAGGGAGCTGTTTTTTTTTTGTTGAATTTGGGAAAGGGATTGCACGAGCTTACCCTGCTTTATTCCAAGAGCAAACTGATGTGGTGGATGATGAGAGCGAGAATAGCTTTAGCAAGTTTTGGGGATGGTATGCAGCAATTAGTTTCCTCGCAGAAAACAGGGTTTGGCAAATTGATAGTATTACTAACCTTTCCCTTGTGGCTTGTCTCAATCATCTTTCTTACCTTGTGGATGTTAATAACGAGAAAGAAAAATTAAACAAACAACAACAACCAATTAGTTAATGAGTGTAATAAGTTTTTTAGTATCGTCAGGTTCAACTATAAATGATGCGTGCGGTATTGGTCCGTATTATTATGTTTATACAAACATAGTTGACCCATCAACACAATGTGCTGGATGTTTTGCTGCGGGATTAGATTGTTGGGCGTGTCTTAATGTTGAAACCAATCCTGATGCTAATCAATTATTTTTAGATGCGGCTTTAACAATTCCAATCAATCCAGGATTATATTATTTGGTTAATGAAATGTCTGTCGGTCAATATAACTATTGGACAGTTCAAAACTCATATCCACAGGGAGGACCTGGTTTCTTTGGTTCTTGTCCTATTGGTCCCACACCCACACCAACAGGAACTCCAATACCATCTACTCCAACTCAAACACCTACAAACACATCTACTCCAACAAACACTCCAACTAATACAACAACACCAACCCCTACCAAAACTCCAACACAAACTCCCACTCCAACATTAACACCAGGTTTAAGTCCAACACCTACAGCCACATTAGTTCCACCAACACCTACTCCAAGTTCAACTCCAAAAGAAGTGAACTTCAAAACCCTTGCAACAGATTTCCAAACTCTTGCAAACTTACACAAACAATTAAACTCATTTGGTTTGGGGGATATTGACCAATTATCTTATTTAACTCAACAGAGATTAAAGGAAGACAACACAACATCTAACTCCCCATACTACCCATTACTATACATCGTTCCATCAAAGGTGGAGAATGACCTTCAATATAAAGTATGGGAGTTCAACACAACCGTATCAGATATTGTTGAAGATGCTTTACAGAATAATGAAGATACTCTATCAGATACTTTACAAATTCTACAAGATATTATCGCACAATTTAGATTAGCTGTTAATCCAATATTTGGGGATTTCTATGACAAGTATTGGATTGATGATGAGGTTGTATGTACGCCGTATCTTGGAGAACAAGACGATATGTTAAATGGTTGGAATGGTTTAATGAGAATCAAAACAATGACAGCCCTTGATAGATGTGCCGCAGCATTCAACACATGGACAGGTTCACCTATCACACATCCCAATGGTATTAACTTAAAAACATTCACAGATGATTTCAGAGTCCTATCAGAGTATCACAAACAGATTCAATCATTTGGATTTGGTGATATGGATAATTTTATCTATTGGAATGAAATGAGATTGAAACAAGATAATAACCATTATAATTCCCCATACTATCCTTACTTCTATGTTGTACCACAAGATGTGATACAGAAGTTTGGGTTCATGGAATACAAGTTTACATTCATAACATCAGACATTATACAAAGAGATTTGGCAAACCAAAATGATGTATTGTCTGATACACTACAAATCATGGATGACATTCTTGGTCAGTTCAGATTATCTGTTTACGAATCGTTAGGAAACTTTAATGAGTTGTTCTATTTAGATACACCAATTACTTGTATTCCATTTTTAGAAAAGTATGATGACCTATTGGGGGGATGGACCGCTGATGTAACAATCAAAGTAATGATTCCTCTTGATAGATGTGATGCTCCATTTAATTCATTCTTAACTCCAACACCAACTACGACTCCTACTAATACACCAAGTAATACTCCAACAGGAACACCTGGTGCTACACCATCACCGACCCCAACTAATACAGAGACAAGTACACCAACACCTACTCAAACAAATACTCCAACCAATACAAGTTCTGAAACTCCAACCCCAACTCCTACAAACACAGAGACACCAACACAAACTCCGAGTGAGACACCGACAAACACACCGTCAATAACTCCTACCAATACACCTACAAATACTAATACAGGAACGCCAACTAATACTCCAACGAATACAGGAACGCCAACCAACACCCCTACTAATACAGGAACACCTACCCCTACTCCAACGAGAGCATCAGGAGGACTATTATGGAATAACGCATCCAATAATTGGAATGATGAATCAAGATTATGGAACACAATATAAAAATTAGAAAAATTAAATAACAATATGGCAACTTTATCAGGACAATCTATACAGAATACCTACGATGGATTATTAAAATTAGCAGATAGTACCACAGGTATAACATCAACCTATCAACAAATACAAGATGGGTTAGGAAATAATACAAACACAAGAATATCAACAGCGGGTATTTTATCACCAACTTTGGCTCAAGTAAGTAATCAATTTACAAAACCTGATTATATGGGAATTGGATTTAGCACAAACACTTCCGCTAATCAGGCTAATAGTCAAAATAAAGTTTTATATTTTCCTTTTTATGACACAGGAGTTTTAAGTTATTCTGCGATAAGTTATAATGTGAATACACTAACATCAACAAGTGATGTGGTAAGTATGGCATTTTATTCTTTACAACATGTTCCTGGATTAGGAGTTGCTCCAAAGGATTTAGTAATGTCAGGTATAACTTTAATTTCCAATTCAACAGGAGTTAAAACAACAACATTACCTTCAACACTATCATTTAGTGGAGCGGGTGGTGGATATTATATCGGGGCAATTTATTTTAGTAATGCAGGAGTAACTCCAACCGCTAGATATACAACGCCAGTTCTTACAACCATAAGTACTACATTTGGGTCGTCATTAGGATTTACTCTGAATACTGGTGGAACAACAACACTTTTTGCACAAAAAACAGGGTCTGCAGGAAATACCGTTATGGTTCTTAATTTACCATTTCAACCATCTTATAGTGAAAGTGATATAACAAGTAATATAACATTAACAGTATTAAATCAGGCAATACCAGGATTCGGATTAAAACCAATTTAAGATGTTTCAATTAGCACCATTACCATTAACTGAAAGAGCACTGAATAAGTTTGGGGAATTGTTTACGCAATACCTTAAAGAAGAAATTGAGAAGAGACAATATCCTTATGGAAATCCTCAAAGAGGATTGGGGGATAAAGTTGCTTGTGGTAAGTTATTGGATTCAATTAGTTATGATGTTGAAGTAGATGCAAATGGTGACCCCATGTTAGTTTTATCTTACATTGATTATTTTCAGAATGTAAATTGGGGTAGAAGAAAAGAAAAAAAGAGAGTCCCTGTTAGTGCCATACTTGATTGGATAAAGTGTAGAGGATTGAGAGGTAGAAATAAAAGAGGACAATTCATTCCAAGTTTAAGTTTTGCCTTCGCAATCCAAACAAACATATATAAGTTTGGTATTCGTCCTGCCAATATTTATGATAAAGGATTAGACGGGTTATTAGATTTTGTTGACAATCCACCACCAGGTTTAGCAGATGAATGGCAGGATGTATATGACATGATTGCAGAAGATGTAAATGTGTTCATAGAAAGAACAATAAACATAGAATTACCATCAAGAATAGATTAAGAAATGAGTTTAACATTAAACATAAGACAGATGCCGTTGGAGGCAACCCCATCACACTCGGACCATACATGGAATGTTGTGATGAATGATTATTCGGCTTACACAGACATCAGATTAGTAGTCGATGTTTATAAAAATCCATATCAAAATGATTCAGGTTCAACACAGGACTATGGTAAAGTTTCACGATTATTGATTCCACCAAATCAGTTGGGGAATTGTATCTTCAATGTGGAAACCATTATCTATAATTTGGTTGACAAGAATCCAAGAAACATGGGTGGAGTTCCTGGTGCTAATTCAGGTACGACAACAATGAACCCATATCTTGTTTTGGCAGCAAACTCACAAACAACATCTGTATCAGCCAATACATCTCAAGCAACAATCGTAAATGATAGAACTTCAACATTCTCATTTTCAAATGGTTTTAACGGAGGTTATGAAGGATTTGAGAACATATATCACATTAACGAATATCGTCTCTTATTTGGGATACAATACACTACCACAGGGGGAACTGTTACGCAAGTTCCTACAAACTTTGCATCTTACACAGGATACACACCTGGTAATAATTTATCAATCACAGATGCGAGTGGACAACCTTATGGAATTATGATATGGCCTGGTGTTCAAGACAACAAACAAATGTCACAGAAATATTATTATTCAGGTAATAACTTGAATGGTCAATATAACTATTTGAATACACAAGTTTTAGATTATCAAATGGGAACAGGTTCGACTGGTTATTTCATGTCGACATTTGGAAGTGCAACAATACCAATGACAATACTTGGTTCAAATGTTTATCAAACAAGATATAGAACTCACTATTACAAATGTCCTATCATCGTTGGATTTATGTATGGAGGTAATCCCCTATTCAACAATACAAGTTCAGTCAACTCAATCGTCTATCTACAAAAGACACAAACCAATAATCAATATAACTACGATGCCATACAATCCAATTCAATAGGATTTTCAGCAAGAGCAAACGCACAAAGTGTTGCCCCATACTCATATCTTCAACAGAGAATTGCTTATGGTATATTCAAACCAAATCCAAATGTTAGAACAGATTCTGATGTTGCAATCTTCTTGTCTAATAATTGTTCAGGAATTGATTACGATGTAAATGGAGTGTCTGAAATCGTTCAGTATAAGATGGTAGGGGATGAATGTTTTAACAACCCTGTATCGTTCCTATTCCTTAATAGACAAGGTATTTGGGATACATATACATTCACAAAGAAATACACAAAGAGATACGCTCTAAATAAGAAAACATACTCACAACAAAAGTCATTGAATACATCATGGTGGAACAGACAATCTTATGATTCTGCGGAGACAGTATTCTATGGTGATGCTGCAGAACTTGTAACAGTTGATTCAAACTTCGTGTCTCAAAATGATGTGGATGTTATTGAGGATTTATTGATGTCCCCTTATGTTTATCAGATAGAGG